AGCAAGTTCAAATCAGGTTCTTGACCTCTCACAGTACTCAGTGTTTGAAATTAAGCCAACAGCTGATATTACTATATCAACAACTGGACTGTCTACTACAGGAAGTTCAGCAGGTTTTCTAAGTGTAATAAACGGAGGAGACCAGAACGTAACATTTGGAGCAGAGGTAAAGTGGGAGGGTGGTAGTCCAGCATTGCTAAGTCCTAGCACTGGTAATAGATTTGACCTATCAACATCAGGTTATGACAGTGTGAGTTTTAGTGTGGCCAGTGAAGATGCAAAACCACGTGGCATAGCATTCAACAACGACGGCACAAAGATGTATATGGTTGGCCCCATTTCTGATAGTGTGCATCAATACACATTGTCAACAGCATTCGATCTGTCAACAGCAGGTTATGACAGTGTTAGTTTTAGTGTGGCCAGTGAAGAAGGAAGTCCAATTGATCTTGCGTTCAACAACACTGGCACAAAGATGTACGTTGTCGGTATTTCTAGCGACAGTGTTTATCAGTACACTACAGGAGTAGAAAGTGTTGTAGCCGACGCACTTGATGTAATACAATTAACGCAATACTCCACAGACCGAGTGCTGGCTACTGTAATAGAAAAAGGAATTCAACCTGCTTTGTGAGGAAGTTGCCCTTGGTCTTGTTCTACGCCAAGTAAATCAATTACTTTTAGAACAGTTTGGAGTTTGTTTTGAATGGTTTTATTTTGTAAGGTATTGCGTAGCCCTTGGTGTAACGGTTTCGGCCATTTACAAAAGCTTACCCATGCATACCCGTTGTGCTCGTGGTTAAGACTAGGTATAAACTCATTGTTTACTAAAGTAAGATACGTGTGGAAATGAAAGTGGTCGTCGTTGGAAATAAAAGACTCTAACGGCATTGTCTTAACAATATCAACGGGTCCTATTTCTTCTTGTATTTCACGTTGCAGACCTTGCCAAGGGGTCTCTACACCTTCGTTAGTGCCCCCAACTAAACCCCATTGGTTCTTGTGCCGACCCTGTGTACGGTGAAGAAAGAAGAAACGCTTGGTGTTAAGAGCATAAAATAATGCTCCACTACAAACTATTTGGTTCATACTAGTAATTAGCTCAATAAGTCTAAACGCCACGAGCCATTAGAGTATTCGCCTTCATAACTTTTAATCCAGTAGTCTCCGGTCCACTTGTATTGAAATCCAGTGTTAAGATTAGTAGCATAGGTTAGGTCTTGTACGTTAGTAGAGTCGAATACAATAAACCATTTGTATGTCCCATCACCGTCGGAGTCTAACTTCCACTCTACAATGTCGTTTTCGTTCGCAACAAAGTCAGTCCCGTTTGCGTTCTTCCAAGCGTCGGCACCGTCTTGGTTGCTAGCATTTCCTATGTTGCCTAACAACAGCAATCGCATTCCGTGAACTTTAACGTCTTTAGGATCAAATTTTACAGGGTCAATGATATAGTTAACTCCTGTGCTACCTTCAATTACAGTATCCTCGGGAATAGTATCCGAATCCCAAGTAAGGTCCAACTTAGAATCGTCATGCTGATTGAGTTCTATTGTCCCAACGATATAGTTTGAAGTATCGGTTGACTGTAAAAATATTCTACTGGTATTGGCTTGATAAGTTCCAGGGTAAACTTGGAATACATCAAGCCAGCTAACAGAGCCTACACTTTGACCGTCCACGAGTTGGGCTTGGTTTCCTGTGATAAACAAACCATAATTTTTGTGTGTGGTAGTTATAACTGTTCTGTTATTCTTAGTAGTATCGGTACTCGAAAGCGTTTCTGTACCGTCTTGGTTGTCTTGTAACGTGCCTGACTTTTCTACTGTAATGGGCTCATCGGTGTATTGTAGTATTTGCGGACCACTTAGTCCTAGTTCAATACTTCCGTTGTCTTCATCAAATATGCTGGTAATAATCTTTTGCACAACTCCGAGCTTTTTAACTTTAACAGGTGATGAAATGTAGATAGGAGTACTAAACGTAAGTTGAGCAACGTCTATTTCTGTATCCACTCCAACTGGAATAGATTTTGAACTGAACACAATTCCTTCGAGGTTTACCACGGTTAAACTAGTCCAGTCAAAGTAATTGTCAGTTGTTTGAATTTCAAAACTGGGATTAAAAAGTGCAAGTATTTGTTCTAGGATCTGAAGTTTTTGTTCAGTGTTACTAGCCCAGATATCAGCAGTGAGTCTAAGTGTATACGGACTAGGCATCAGACGTTCGACGGTGTAGTTTTGCCCTTGGGTGTTTAGATATTCATTGTTGTCAGAGTCAAATGCCCTTTCTCGCACATGTTTCTTGCTAACAAAAGTTGAGTCAGCGGTTCTAGTCCGATCCATTTCTAAACCAGTAACGTAAACGGCCATTCTAGGTGCACTAGGAATCTTATTTTCAGAATTGTCTCTGATAACATGGCTAACTTGTCTGGTTAAGTCACCGTACATAACCGGAACTGTTCTAGTGACACCGTGGCTGTCTCGGTGCGAAAAATTACTTAGTAATCTAACTACCTGAGTAATATATCTTCGTATCTGATTGTCGTAAAAGAAATTCACTGGTTATCTGCCTTTGGTTTGAGAGCCTGCGACAAGCTTTGCTTCTCTGGGAAGGTCTCTCCTGCTACTGTGGTTGTCTTGTCATTATTGATAAATGAGCCCTGGTGAGTTTGACGTTCCGGCCCATTGGTCATTGTCATTCTAACGTTATCGTACATCTTCTGCCATCTTTCACCGGTAAATCTAAACATTCTGTTGGGCAAAAAGTCTGTTCTTAGGAAATAATCACCTTCGATATTATCTGCCGGAAAAGAAATACCCATACCAAAAGCTTCGCCGTTCGGAGCAGTATCGTCAGTGAGTAAATATCCAGTGTAACCCAACCTGTCCGGCTTTCCGTACACTCCGTCTGCACTGGCGTTAACAACACTAGTGTCAAGATGATCTTCGTCAACTGTTTGAAGGTCAGCACTTCCGTCTTCGTTTAACGCAACAGTGTAGAAATGAGTTATATTATATCCGGATCGCGGAGCATCTCTTTCTGCTTCAGCTAGAACTGCGTTATTAATCTGCATTTCTTTTTCGTAGGTGCTTAACAAGTCTTTTAGCGTGTTGTCTTGGTATTCCTGCCAAAAGTTTGTATCAGTAGGGTCGTTCCCGCTGGTTTCCTGAATAACCTCATACAGCACCCCTTTAAATCTGACCACTTGCCCAACCTGGTAAGTCTTACTAGAATCATAATCACCTTCGAATTGGTCGTCGTTTTCAGGCCGCTCTAAGATGTCCTTAAATTCTTGGGTGTCTGAAAGTTGTTTGAGTTTAAGTCGGTAAAGGTGAGGGTACCAAGTTGGCGAGAATCCTTCGGCAGCCCGGTTTACATCTTCAACTACGTAAAACCGTTTTAGCGCACTAGTAAAGTTATTAGATGCGTATTCGTCCTCTAGGTGGGGAAGCTCTATTACATCTCCGCTCATGATCTTTCTTCCAATAGTCTTTACTGAACTATTGATGTGAACAGTTAGGAAGATAGTATCGTTACTAAGGAACAGTCCAAATTGTGACAGATCAAAGTCAAGGTCTTGTACATTGTAAATACCTCTAATGCGATATATATCAGCGTCGTATTTTCTATCTCTGTTTTCAAGGAAAAGAAGATCTTGAATCTGTGTGTGGTCTTTAACGACTTCGCCGTCATCTGTACCCAAGTATTTGTGAACGTGAACAGCCGTTCCGCCTACAGTGAACTGCTCTAGAATAGTTCTGTCTAGAAAATAATAATCGTTGCCGCGTGTCGGTTTGTAAATACTTAATCTTGGAATTGTCTTCCCCTTTTAGAGTTTGTATGTTGTATTTATTTGAATTTACAGTTATTGTCACGCCGTCTTTTAATATTATTAAAGGTGGTACAATAGTTGTATTTATCGCTTGCTATTCGATAAATACAGCACGGGAGAACTGAAATGACAGATACATCAATGCAAGAACAATTAGCAACACAAAAACAAGAAGTATTTGATTATGTGTTTGTGTTTTTAGGCGGACATATGGTTGACGTGGAGCTAGATCCAATCCATTATAATATTGCACTGGAAAAAGCGTTAACACGATTTCGACAGCGTTCTGATAATAGTGTAGAAGAATCTTATCTTTTTTTACCTCTAGTAATAGATCAGAATGAGTATATCTTGCCAAGAGAAGTTATCGAAGTACGCAAATTATATCGCAGAGGAGTGGGCTCCCGACACGGCGGTGGCGGAGCAGGCAGTGTTTTCGAACCGTTTAACTTAGCGTATACAAACACGTATCTGTTAAGCGGCTCGTCACAAATGGGAGGCTTAGCAACTTACGACTTGTTTGCACAGCACCAAGAACTTGTTGGCAGAATGTTTGGGGCTTTTATTGACTTTAAGTGGAATACAACTACTAAGAAGTTAACCATTATGCAAAGGCCAAGAGCAGATACAGAGGAGGTCTTAATCGAAGCCTACAATTATCGCCCAGACTCACAGCTATTAGAGGATTACTTAGCCAAGCAATGGATTAAAGACTATACTTTAGCAGCCTGTAAGTATATGCTAGGCGAGGCACGGTCGAAGTTTGCAACCATAGCTGGTCCACAAGGCGGAACTTCCTTGAACGGTGATACTCTAAAAGCAGAAGCACAAGCTGAAATGGAAAAACTTGAGATAGAAGTTAGTCAGCAAGTGGCAGGTGGCCGAGGATATTCTTGGTTGATAGGTTAAACCGGTTGACTTCTCCTAGTGATTATAATATACTTTAAGAAACTAGGAGAACGAATTGAGACCACCTAAACTAATGATTATAGGTCATGCCCGCCATGGAAAAGATACTGTTGCTGAGTTTATAGCTAGAAGTTATGCCCTTACCTACGAGTCTAGCAGTCACTTTGCTGCTCGAAAATTTATTTTTGAAAAACTCTGTCAACAACACAACTACCAAACGGTAGAAGAATGTCTAACCGACAGAGTTAATTTCAGAAAGATGTGGTATAATCTGATAGCTGATTATAATGCCAACGATCCTGCTCGCCTTGGCAAAGAGCTATTCGCAGAAAACGACATCTATTGCGGATTAAGGCACAAGCGCGAATTCCACAGCATGCGAAATCAACGTGTGTTTGATTATGTAATATGGGTCGATAGAAGAGATCATTTGCCTTCTGAAGACAAGACCAGCATGTCGTTGGAACCGTGGATGGCCGATTATGTGATTGACAACAACGGACAGATAGAAGAAACCTATCAAAATACCAAAGACCTAATGGATAACCTGTTGCAAGAGCACCTAGACTACCGTCAATAATCGGGCGTTAAATCGCCCTGTCGCCACTTTGAACCAGTCTTCTGTAGGATACGCTGGCAGTTGGCGCAAATAGTCTTTAGATTATTTGGACGGCAGTTATCAAGATTGCTGTCCAAGTGATAAACGTCAAACTGCTCAGGGTGCTTGCTGGCAAACCCGCACTTTTCACAAAACTCTTTTTTTGTATATCCCCTATAAAACCATTTCGGCGCCCGCTCTGTGGTCACTTTTGCACGAGCACATCGTTCGCACCTTGAACGATAGAATGGTTTATTATCCTTGTAGTAGTTGATAGCACACGGCTTCTGCCGGCATTGCTTGCACAAAGGTCTCATAGTTATATTTATGCCCTTTTAGCCCCTTTTTCCTGTATATAACACGGGTATTTTAACTGTTGTCCGCTAAATACTAGTAACGGAACATACCGATTAAAGGAGAGATAAAAACATGGCACTTGTATCACCAGGAGTAGAAGTTAGCGTTATAGACGAATCGTTCTACACGCCGGCAGAACCAGGCACTGTACCTATGATATTTGTTGCTACTGCCCAGAACAAAATCAACGGCAGTGGAACAGGAACAGCACTAGGAACGCTAGCAGCTAACGCAAATCAGCCTCGACTGTTAACGTCACAAAGAGAGTTAGCAGAGATTTTCGGCGACCCTATTTTTTATACGGACGCAAACAACAACCCTATTCATGGCGGCGAGCTAAACGAATATGGTTTGCAAGCAGCATACTCTCTGCTTGGCGTTAGTAACAGAGTTTATGTTGCTAGAGCAGATATAGACCTAGGAGCACTCCAGCCTCAAGCAGATGCGCCAGGAGCTAACCCAGATGACGGAACAAACTGGTTAGACACTCAGAGCACCCAATGGGGTATTTTTGAGTGGAACGGAGACACTGGAACAGGCGGCCAAACATTTAGTGTTCAAACTCCGATTGTTATTACAGACAGCACTAGATTAGTAGGAGGCCAAGCAACCGGCATTCCGAAAGCAAGTGTAGGTTCAATTGGACAATATGCCGTACGAGCTACTACATCTAATATTACTATGTACTACAAGAACAAGTCAGGAAACTGGGTAGTAGTAGGAAGTCCAGACTGGAAAATAAGCTGGCCTACTGTTACTGCTGATTTTCCAGACAGTACACTAGGAGACAGCAACGACAGCTTCACAGTTATAGTTGACCCAGCAGGCGCCGCAACTAGTTACACAATTAATGAAGCTTCTGACTTAGATTCTCAAGTAACTGAGTTTAACAACGTGCTGGTGTCTACCGGTATTGCGGCACAGAACGTAAATGGAAGATTTGCTATTTTCAACGACGGTTCTGTATCTGATGACTTTGCTCTAGGAGGTAATACTGGATTGCTGGGCAAAGTAGGACTAGCATCTGGAACATTTTCAACGCCTAATTGCCAGTTAAGTCCACACACAGTAGTACCAGAGTTTCATACAGATCTAGACAATAGACCAACTGGATCGGTTTGGGTTAAAACAACTGAACCAAACCTTGGTGCTCGCTGGAGACTCTTGCGTTGGAACGGCAATGTTGAACTGTTTGACCCAGTAGACGCCCCTCTTTATAGCAGCAACGCAGCAGCATTGTTTTCACTAGACAGAGCAGGCGGTGGCAGAAACCTACCAGTAGGTGAGATTTTTGTTAGATACAACTCAGAAAATTCTGACCCTGATCAAGCACAGTTTAGGATTTACAACAGAGCAGCGCCAGGCAGCACACAGATAGTTAGTGCTCAAATAGGACAAACTGGCGTTTCATCAGGTTCATACAGTTTTGATATCTACGAAACAGTAGTAGGATCACAGACGTTGTCAACAGCAACTACAATTACAGTAACATCGGTAGGAAACACCGGTGACGCTGATTTAATTGCAGGTGCAATTAACAGTGAAAGCTTTAATCATGTTGTGGCATCTGTTGACGCTCGAAATAGAGTAGTAATTGAGCACACAGCAGGCGGCGACATTAGGCTTACTGACACAGACGGTCTATTAGGTAATATCGGATTTATTCCGTTCAATCCACTGAGCGTAAACACTACTACTAAGAACCTGTACGCTTCGGTAGGAAGCAATGTTGGAGATCTGGTAGCAAGCAACTGGAGAGAAGCAGACTTTGCAGCACAAGCAGACGCTCCGCAGAACCTAGCTCTACACGGCGAACTTTGGTACAGCTCTATTATAGACGAAGTAGACATTATGGTTCATGACGGGTCAACATGGAGAGGATACAAAAACTATCTCGCCAACACTAACCCAGCTGGACCAATAGTAAGTGCTACAGAACCAAATCCACTAAACGGACAATCAGACGGCACTGCACTAGAAGACGGCGATATCTGGATCGATACCTCGGATATTGAAGAATATCCAGTAATACGTCGTTGGAGTAATACTGCGCAACGATTTGTATTGTTAGACAAAACAGATCAAACAACTAGTGACGGTGTGTTGTTTGCAGATGCTCGCTGGAACACCAGCGGTGAGAACTCCGATACACAAGGAACAATCGAAGCACTGCTAACAAGTGACTTTGTTGATCCCGACGCACCTGATCCAGCATTGTACCCAAGAGGCATGATACTGTTTAACTTGCGTAGAAGTGGGTTTAACGTAAAGCGGTTTGAGCGTAACTATATCAATACTACAGAAGATAACATTCGTTTTAATGATGAGAGCATGACCGATTATGCTGTAAATCGTTGGGTTACAGAATCTGGCAACCAGAACGACGGCGCCGGAAGTTTCGGAAGACACGCACAGCGTAAAGTTGTTGTACAGTCGCTACAGTCAATGGTTAATAGCAACGAACAGATTCGCGACGACGAGTCACGCTTGTTTAACGTTATGGCAACACCAAACTACCCAGAACTAATTGGCGAGATGATTACGTTGAACTTTGACAGAGGACAAAGTGCGTTTATCATAGGTGATAGTCCTATGAGACTTGCTCCTGATGCTACATCACTAAACGAGTGGGCAACTAACACTCGACTGGCTGTAGAAGATAACATCAACGGACTTGTTAGTTTCGACACTAACCTAGGAGTATACTACCCATCAGGCTTTACTAGTGACAACGCTGGTAACAATGTAGTTGTTCCAGCAAGCCATATGGCACTTCGCACTATAGCGTTAAGCGACCAGGTAAGTTATCCTTGGTTTGCACCAGCAGGTACTCGACGAGGCGGCGTAACAAACGCAACTGCATCTGGATACATTGATTCAGAAGGCGAATTTGTAAGTGTGTCGTTGAACCAAGGACAGCGTGACACGTTATATGCTAACAACATTAACCCAATTACGTTCTTGTCAGGCAGCGGTCTTGTAGTGTACGGACAAAAAACCCGCGCAAGAAATGCATCGTCGCTTGATAGAATTAACGTTGCTAGGCTTGTAATACACTTACGCTCGCAGTTAAATAAACTAGCGAAGCCTTATGTGTTCGAACCAAACGACAGGATTACTCGAAATGAGCTCAAAGGAGCCGCTGAGAGTCTGATGCTGGAGCTAGTAGGACAAAGAGCGTTATTTGATTATATTGTAGTATGTGATGATTCTAACAACACACCTGCAAGAATTGATCGTAACGAACTTTACCTAGACATTGCAATTGAACCAGTTAAAGCTGTTGAATTTATCTTCATTCCGCTAAGACTTAAGAACACAGGAGAAATTGCAAGCCTTTAAGATAGTAAGATAAAATACAGGCTCGGCTTTAAGTCCAGCCTGTATTTTTTTGGATATATAATAGTACTATAGTAAAGGATCAAGGTTATGATAGTTTGTGCAGTTTGCAACGAATCTTTTAAGAACATGATAACCTGGCGTCACCTTAAACATCACAATTTAACATCCTCTGAATATAAAGAAAAATACGGTCCTGTAGTAAGTGAAGAGTTTCGTAAACTAAAGAGCAGCCAGTCATCCGGAGCAAGCAACCCTAATTTCGGAAAAACTCATTCGCTTAAAGCAAAGAAAAAGATATCTGATGCAAACAAAGGCAAAACACCTTCTAACTACAACTCTGCAATGACAGACCAACAAAAGGAAAAGCTGTCAACAAAGGCAAAGTTGAGAAATGAAGAATGGCATAAATCAGGAACACATCCTCTTGTGGGCAGTAAACATACTGCCCAAACCAAAGAAAAGATAGCCCAAGCTAGAAAATATCAGATTATTACCAACGAACAAGTACAGAAGGCGTTGGCTACAAAAAAAGCCAACGGCACGGATTTGGCTTTTTTCCGGGGAAAAGTTCATTCAGAAGAATCTAAACAACAAATAGCAAAAACTTCTAAGTTAACAGCAGCAAGAAAACAGAAAGAACACGTCTTGCGACTAGAAAATATTCTTGAAGATTACAATTATCAGTTGATTGAATACACGTCTACTTTTACAACTTTAAAATGTACATTGTGCGGAACAGTTTTTTCAAGGACGTCGCAGTATTTGTCTAAGTCAAAAATTCGTAACGACTTCTGCTCAGCATGTTATCCTAAAACTGTAAGTACCAGTAAACTAGAAAATCAGCTAGCTGATTTTGTATCTGCATTTGTAGACATTGAACGTAATAATAGAACTATTATATCGCCCCTGGAGTTAGACGTAGTAATACCCGGCCATAACCTTGCTATAGAATTCAACGGGCTGTACTGGCACTCAACAGAGTTCAAAGAAGCCAAGTATCATCTTAGGAAATCCGAATTATGTGCAGAACAAGGAATTAAGCTAATTCATGTTTTCGAAGACGAATGGGTTAACACCCCAGAAATTGTTAAGTCGAGATTATTGAATCAGCTAGGCAAGTGTAGTCGCAAGGTGTATGCCAGGAAAACAAAGATTAGAGAACTAACTGCAAGAGACGCAAATCAGTTCCTTAAGATAAACCACATTCAGTCTACGGGCAGGTCGAACGTGCGACTGGGGCTATACCACAACGACACCTTAGTTTCTGTAATGACTTTCTTAAAAGGTGATGTTAGCAAACGAGTCGTAGGGTGGGAGCTGAACAGATTCTGCACCACATTGGATACAACTGTAGTAGGCGGAGCTAACAAGCTATTTAACTACTTTGTTAATACATACTCTCCTGAGCAAGTAACTTCTTTTGCGGATCGCCGATGGAGCAACTCAAGCGCATTTTATTCACTTTTAGGATTTACTCTAGATGGTGTTACTCCAGTAAACTATTGGTATTTTGCACCAGGAGAAACGCAACGTAAGCATCGTTATTCTTTCAAAACAAATAAATATAATACTGAGAAAGAACAAATAGACTTCTACAACTTGAAGACTATATACGACTGCGGTAGTTATCGTTTTTTATGGTGTGCAAAATAATTTGCAGAAATGATAAATACTAGTAATAGGAGAACAATTAAATGGCAATTTCATCACTATCGAAAATCACAGTACCACTAGCTAGTAACCAATCAGCTACTAGTCAAGGACTGTTAATGCCTAAGTTGCAGTATCGTTTTAGAGTAACACTTGAGAATTTCGGTGTAAGCTCAGGGACAACTGAACTTACCAAGCAAGTAGTGGACGTGACCCGTCCGAGTGTTACGTTTGAAGAAATCACTCTTGACGTTTACAACTCAAAATCTTATCTTGCAGGCAAGCATTCATGGGAACCACTAACACTCAACTTGCGTGACGATGTTACTGGTGCTGTACAAAAGCAAGTCGGCGAGCAGTTACAAAAGCAATTTGACTTCTTCGAACAGTCAGGAGCAGCTAGCGGTATTGACTACAAGTTCTTAACACGGATTGAAATTCTAGATGGCGCCAACGGCGCATTCGAACCGACTATATTAGAAACTTGGGAATGTTATGGTTGCTTTGTTCAAAATGCAAATTATAACTCACTTAATTATGCAACAAACGAACCAGTAACTGTTACATTGTCAATTAGGTTTGACAACGCAGTACAAACTCCGCAAGGCACAGGTGTTGGTACAAACGTAGGTCGTACTATAAACACTTTAAGTACTGGTGCAGGCGGCGCATCAAACTAAAATATAGTAATACTGTAAAAAGGAGCATTATGCTCCTTTTTTATTCTGTGCGTGATTTAACTGGAAGATAAATAATAGTATGGCAAATATATTAAACGGCTTTCTGGACAATTTTAAGAGCGGCGTAACTAATCCGAAAGGCAACCTTGGGGATGCAAAACATGCTGCTAGACTGTATGTTGACAATGCGTTTAGTCTTGCACCTAAAAATAAATTTCTCTTCTTTGTTAACTTTACTTTGTCAAAAGAAGCTCAAGATTCTGTACCGATACTAAGACAGAAACATATGGCCGAGCTGAATATGTTGGCCAAGACAATAGATTTGCCCCAGTTCTCAGCAAATGTTGATACAAAGAATCAGTACAACAGAAAAAAAATAATACAGACTTCGATAGACTACACCCCAGTTAACATAGTAATGCATGACGATAACCTGGGTCTTACAACTCTTCTCCTGGAAGCATACTACAAGTATTATTTCAGAGATTCAGGAATTATAAATCCTGAGGATGCATACGATGCTAGAAACACATACCAAGGTACAAGTAAATCACACAGGTATGGTCTAGACAATAATAGAACGCGGCCGTTCTTTGATAACATAAAATTATACCAACTTTCTCGACAACAATTTACAGAATTTACTCTAATTAATCCTATGGTAGAAAGATGGGGGCACGACAGTATGGACCAGTCTGACAGTACTGGTATAACTGAGAATACTCTTATTCTAAACTACGAAGCTGTACTGTACAACAGAGGGATAATAGGAGAAGACCTTCCTGCGACGTTTGCAACAACACATTACGACAAAACGCCAAGCCCACTTAGTATTGAAGGAGGCGGCGTATCAAACTTACTAGGTCCAGGCGGCGTCCTTGACGGATCAGGCCCTGTGTTAGGTGACCTTGCGTCGGGTAAAGCTAACTTAGGAACACTTATTAGTGGTGCTAACACAATTAAGAATGCAAAAGGCCTATCCAAACAATCATTAATAGGTGAAGGAGTTAGTGTGTTTGACAGAGCAGTAACTAACGCCGGAAAACAAACAGTAGGTGGGATACCTGGAACACATTTTCCAAAAGACGCCAGATCAACTTCTACAGGAAACACTGGTCCAGAAAGCTCTTCGGCAAATTCTAGTAATAGTCAAGTAACTAACGCATATCCCCCAGACGCTACTTCACACAGCATCGAAAGACCAGTAAAAATTAGGATCGCACAAGCAGGCGCAGGCCTAGGACCGGAGCAAACAGCATGAGTAATTTACCAAACCCTTCGAGGCTCGAAGCAGACAGTGACAGACTTGTACGAAACTTTTTTGACGAGTATTACCAGTCAAAGATAGAATACCCTGCTAATGAAGTTGATGCAGTGTTTGGATTTTTTTCGAAGAGAGGATTTGATGATGCAGCAGCTTCGAGTCTAACCTCGACTTTAATGCGACAAGCAAAGGTGGATAACATTGGAACGTTTAAGCTGCTCGATTCATTAAAGGGGTTAAACGAAGTACAATTAAGTGCCTTAATAGCAGAAGTTTTAAATTATAATAGAATAAAATCTAGCTCATTGGGTTTTCGAATCGAGTCCAGCGCAAACTTGCTGGAGGCAAGGAACATAGCACCGTAATATGGCTAGATTTGCACAAGGTAAGTTTACTCCTAAGAATCCTGAGAAATATTTAGGAAAAAAGAATCCAACGTTCCGGTCAAGCTGGGAATTTCATTTTTGTAAATTCTGCGACGAACACCCGTCAATAGTCCAATGGGCTAGCGAAGCAATACGAATCCCTTATAAAAATCCTCTAACTGGCAAACAAACTATCTATGTACCAGATTTTTTCATAGCATATACAACTAAAAGTGGAAAGACGAAAGTAGAGCTAATCGAAGTAAAGCCATCAAACCAATCTATTAAAGAAAAAACTGGCCGCTCGAAGTCTAATCAAGCAGCTTGGGTAGTAAATCAAGCCAAGTGGGCTGCGGCCCAGTCGTGGTGCAAGCAGAAAGGTATCTTCTTTAGGATTGTAACAGAAGAGGACCTTTTTGTAGGTACCAAAGGTACAGGCAGAAGAAGATAAATAATATTAGCACTTAATAAGATTTAGGCAACTAGAAAAGAAGTAGCTGGTAACATAGCCTAAACGGAGGACCAGGAATGACACGCAAACTCGAAGAACTTTTAGATTTAGAAAGTTCAAAGGATATAATTAAGGATGCTGAAGAGCAAGAAAAAGAACAGCACAAGATTGCGGCTAGCAACCAAAAAGAAACTCTCCGAGATATTGCCGAGTTTGATAAAATTGCAGCAGCACTTCCACACGTTAAAGGTCTAGGTGATTTAGGTGATAGCGAGCTAGGAGAAGTTGCATCTAAATCAATGATTGCCTACGAAGACCTTATGGATCTTGGTATGAACGTCGAGGCTAGGTACGCCGCTAGAATCTTCGAAGTTGCTAGTTCTATGTTAAAGACAAATCTTGATGCAAAAACAGCCAAACTAGAAAAGAAGCTTAAGATGGTTGAATTACAGCTTAAAAAAGAAAAGATAGAAAACGATAAAAACTCTAAAAAAGGTGGCGATGACGAATTTGTTAACAGCGAAGGGTATGTTGTATCGGATCGTAATAGTTTGTTAGAACGACTAAAGAATATTGACAAGTCTAAAGATAAATAAGATTATAACTAGGATATTGCGATGAGATCTTTTACAGAAATTTTAAACGAATCAAAAAAGAGTTACCCCTTTAAGATAGGCGTAGCAGGTGAGCTTCCTGAAGGCTTTGCTGACACTTTGGAAACTGCACTAAAGAAGTTTGGTGTTTCTTCACTTACTAGCGGAAAAACAACCCCAATTCAAGAACGGCCACTTGACTTTCCTCAGCACCAAAACACTCAAGTAACATATTTTGACACCGAAGTAACTTACCCAACTACACCAGATGTATTAAGAAGTTACATAGGATCTATATGTTCAGTAACGGAGTCTTGTATTGTAGTGCGCAGAACTGACGAACCGCTAGAACGATATCAAGATAATATGCCAAGTGACAACGAAACGGTAACCTACGAAACCTTACTTACTAAAGAAGATATGGGCGGTACTAGTGCACAACAGGACGTTGGCAGCAACAGAGTAATGGAGTTGCTTAAAGAACTCGAGAAAGATCGCAAAGAACGAGAACACGACCCTGCTGCGGCAGCACCCGTAGGAGAATCTGAAGACATTTCAGACAAGCAAAATACAACGAGTCCAATAGGGAGTTAATAATGGACAGCAGCACACAAAAACTAAAAGACATGATTCAGCGTATGACAGAGCTGGATACTCCAGAAGAAAAAAAACAACAGTTAGACGAAATGGCTAGCATGAATATTTCTATGTCAGGCGAGACAGCAGACGACGTTGCAAGTCTTATGAAGATTATGCAAAACGCTGGCATGAATGATGCAGCACCGATGCCTCAAGAAACAATGCCGGCACGTCAAGATATGGAACGGTTGTCTAGTATTGTCAGCGACCCTGCGCCAACGGCATTTGGTGGCGATACAGGGGCTCAAACGACTGTTAAAGGACTGCCACCGGGACAACACGAAGGTGCTAAGCAAGTTTCCGAAGAGTGGTCCACAGAGAACGCCAAAGAGCTCGAATCATTGCATAACATGGTTCGGAAAACAATGAAAGGCGGAGCCGACGCTGTTAGAGCCAAGCGCGGGTTTGAAGATCACGTTAATAAGACCTTTACAGGGGTTGACAGCTCACGCCTTCTTATGAAGCTGAAAAAAATGGACGACCGCGGCCAGGTAAAAATTCTGCACGACTTGGTACGTGACAGCCAACGCCAGAATACTAACCCAGCCCCTTTGACTTACGAAAATCTAGAAGAGTGGTCCGCTCAAGATGCCGATATATTACGAAGGCTTCACGGACTAATACAAAGGTCAGCAGCTGGTAACAGCAGAGACGGCGCAGAATTCGAAGATTACATTGATAATAATTTTCCTAATGTTAACTCAGAAGAGTTAAGAGCAAAACTGGAAAAAATGGACGACAACCAGCAATTTGAAACTCTGCACGATATGTTAAGATTCGAGTATCAAAATGATGCAGAAGACGATTACACAGATAGGTCAATGCGCAGTGGCGAGATGGGTCTAGAAGGGTACGATAACGAGCCTGATGAAGATTATCAAGACACTAATTACATGACTAAAGATCTGTCTGGCGGACTCAACAGACAAAAGAAGTCTTACAAAGATGCAGAAGACGGTGATAATCCGATGGCTGTTGAAAGTATTAAGGACCGTCTATACAGTATGCTGTCAGAGAAGAAAGCGAAGCCGGATTTCGCAGACATTGACGGCGACGGTGACAAGAAAGAGCCAATGAAGAAAGCTGCTAAAGACTCAAAAAAAGTAAGTGAGAGCAAAGCCGGCGCGCCACGCAAAAAGGTGATGCAAGCATTACAGAGTAAGTTCAACCTCAAAGCTGTTCCTAGCGAAGAGTTTGATGGGAGCGCCGGTGGTATTTGGATCAGAGACGATATTAGCAAGCCAGAAACTGATTACTATCCGTATGCTAATGGCACAATGGACGATTCAAACGTACTTAATAAGTTTCTTGCTAAGGTAGGCTGGTTCGCAGAACCATATGACTCAGAAACAATTATGATGTACCCAGAATAATATATGAGCAAACTACTAGCCTACTATCTCTTGTGTTACACGTTATTACTGAAGTCATTTGACGGGAAAAGAGTCTGGCGAGCCGAGGAGAGTTTATGAGTTCACGAAGCCTGGACGGAGTCTTAACTAAAAAAGCCAATCAGAAAGAAACTTTTACAGAAAAACAAATCGAACAACTTGTTAAATGTATGGACCCTGATAACGGCTATTTGTACTTTGCTAAGAACTTTGCTTACATTCAGCACCCTGTAAGAGGCAAGCTGTTATTCGAACCATACGAATAT